CGGATACGGTGCTGATTCTGGAAGGGGAACAGGGCCGGCGGAAAAGCACGGCGCTACGGACGCTGTACGGGGCGGCGTGGTTTTCGGATACGCCCATCGACATCGGATCGAAGGATGCCTATGAGGCGGTGCGGGGGCTGTGGTGCATCGAAATGGCAGAGCTGGATGCGCTGAACAAGGCGGATAGCACACGGGCGAAGGCGTTTTTTTCCAGTGCGAATGACCGCTATCGGCCGAGTTACGGCCGGCGGGCGCAGGCGTTTCCGCGTCAGTGCGTGATCGCGGGGACGACGAATCAGCACGAGTATCTGCGGGATACAACGGGGAATCGGCGCTACTGGCCGGTGCGCTGCGATCTGATCGACATCGAGGCGTTGGCGGGGGTGCGCGATCAGTTGTGGGCGGAGGCGGACTGGCGTTTCCGTCACGGGGAGCCCTGGTGGCCTTCGGAGGAGGACAAGGCGATCTTCGCCGAGCAACAGGAGTACCGAACGGAACTGGATGCCTGGGAGGCGCTGGTGCTGGCCTACCTGCATGAGCGGGTGGATAAGCTGGCGGGAAACATCCAGGAGGTGTTTATCACCCAAGACGAAATCATGAGCGAGGGGCTGCGCCTGGACCCGGCGAATATGCGCAAGCCGGAGCAGACCCGGGTGGGGATGCTGATGCAGAAGCTCCAATGGGAGCGGGCGCGGCGGACGGTGCATGGCAGCCGGATACGCGGTTATACGCCGCCGAGGGTGGCATGGGGGCAGAGCGACCCGGGGGCGGATGATGGGCCGGTCTTCTGAGTGCGCCATGAATCGCTGGGCCTGGCCAACCTTGGGCGATCTGGCCAACCTCAAAACAAGGTTGGCCAGCTATAAACGTATGATTCTGAAGGCGTTGGCCAACCTGGCCAACCTGGCCAACCTTTTTTCCCCCCCGAGTGCGCGGGTGCGCGCCAACGCGCGCGCGCGCGCGCGCGCGTACATGAATGATAAAAATAAGTTGTCCAGGTTGGCCAGGTTGGCCAGTACCAGCAATACCAAGGGCTGTAGCTGGCCAACCTTACGAATAGTGGGTTGGACAGGACTTGAAGGTTGGCCACTGGGGCTGACGGGTGGCGGATGCCATGGCTGATGATCTGATGTGGTTACGGCAGGGTCCCTATTACTGGACCGGGCCGGGCGGGTGCCAGGTGGCGGCGTGTCGGCTGGGGCCGGCGACGGCGGCGCGGTGGCGCTTCACCGCCTGGGGGGCGGAGGAGATGCCCGAGCTGACCTATTGGCAATGGCAGGACGCTGTCAAGCCCCCGGTGAGCTATGCCCTCGGGGAGGCGGTGGCACAGCGGCGGCCCTGGCTGGGGGTGTATGACACGGCGGCGGCGGCGCGGGCGGCGTGTCTGGCCTGGCTGGCGGGGCGCGAGGCCGCGCCAGCGGGGCCAGGCGGTGTTGCGACCGCCGGGGAAGACCTGTCACTGGGTGGGCAGGTGGAGGGGCTCCTGGGGGCGCCTGGCGCGCCGGGGGCTGATGTGCGGATAGGGGAGGGCTGACGATGGGGATGCGGGCGACATTGATCGAGCTGGATACGCTGGTGCCGGCGGGAGCGTGGTATGCCCCCTATCGGGGCCGTCGGCTGTGGTGCCAAGCGGCGCGGGAGCTGATGGGGCAGGAAGGGTGGTTGGTGCTGCCCGGCCAGGGGGTGAGCGGCTGCGATGTGCATGAGTGTATCGCCCTGGAGCATGCCTGGCAGGTGCGCGAGGGCGAGGTTGAACTGGTACTGCGGGAGGTCACCAGCCCGGTGACGCAACCGGGGCTAGACGTTTGATGCAGGTGATTCCCCGTTTCGGCTCCTTCCGTTGGCATACGTGATGACAATTACCACCATTGGTAACACAACCCTGTATCTGGGCGATTGCCTGGATGTGCTGCGCAGTATGCCCGAGGCCAGCGTCCAATGTTGCGTGACCAGCCCTCCCTACTTTGGTCTCCGTGATTATGGCCAGGCCGATCAAATCGGCTTAGAGCGAACGCCGGATGATTACGTTGCCAAGTTGGTCGCGGTCTTCCGCGAGGTGCGGCGCGTGCTGCGGGACGACGGGACGCTGTGGCAGGTGGCCGCATGAGCGACGTGCTGTCCGACACGGCGCAGGCACTGATCGCGGCGGGGTTGGACGCGGGCGAGGTGCGCGCGGTGATCCGGGCGCAGCGGGAGCGATGGGGGGGGAGCGCGGTCTATGTGCGGGCCATCGACCGCGAGGAGCGGGAAAGCGAGATCCGGGCGGCGGTGCGGCGCGGGGTGAGTCTGCGCCAGGCGGCCCAGGTGGTGGGGTGTAGCGACGATACGGTGCGGCGGGTGTTGGGGCGGGGGTAGGCGCGGTAAGCCGGACGACGATCAGGCCACCAGCCGGCATCACCCACGACCCCGCCGCGGCGGGGTTTTTATTGCCAAATAATCTATAAACGCCGCATTTTGCTGTGTATTTGCGGTGGGCGATGCGCTTCAATAGCGTATCGAGGTATTTACAGGCGGGGATAGTCATGGCTGATAGCGGAAAAAGCGGGCCACGAACCGGGGTTGGACGCGATGCGTCTGGCGAGGGGCCGCGGCAGTTGGTCCTGGCGGAGATGGAGTCGTATCACCGCATGACGAAGCAGCAGCACGCCTACGCCGTGGCGCGGGGGCGGTTGCCGACGAATATCCCGGATTGGCAGTGTCGGCTGATTGCGGACGGCTGGTCCGAGGCGGACATCAAGGCGGTTGGGCGCAAGCAGTCCAACGCAATCAGCGCGAATCTGGCGAAGTGGAACGCGATGCCGTCGGTTCAGGCTGTGATCGAGTACGAGCGGGCGGTGGCGCTGGAGACCCGGCTGGCGGAGCCGTTGCGGGCCTGGGAGGCGCGCATGGAGCGGCTGTTGGCCATGGCGGCGGGGGAACTGCCGCAGGTGCGTACCGTGGTCCAGGTGGTGGAGGATGAGCAGGGCACGGGACCGGCCGAGCGGATCTTGACGGCGGAGGAATACTGGGAGTCGAACCTGTCGGCGATGGCGAAGGCGCTGGAGATGCAGGGGCGGGCGCTGGGGGTGTTCAAGGACCGCACCGAGCTGTCGGGACCCGATGGGGCGGCGGCGATTCAGGTGCTGTTCGTGCCGCCCGGGGGAGCGGCGGAGGCGGTACCCGGGCCGGCGGCGGGGCGGACGGAGGCAACGGGACAGGGAACGGCGCCGCGGCGCCCGGGGGAGCTGATCGACGCCAGCCTGTCACGGGGGGCGTGAGCGATGGCGCGACGGGGCAGGGCGGCGGCGATGGCGGCGGTGACGCGGGAACGGGTGTTGGCCGCGTTTCAGGCGTTGCCGGACGGGGTGGCGATTTCGACGCTTGGCCTGGCCTGGCTGATCGGCTGCGGCGAGGAGTACCGGGTGCGGGCGGCGGTGTCCTGGCTGACCCTGGGGGGCCTGGTGGAACTGGCGGGCGAGCATCGGCGGCGGGATCGGCGCGGGCGGGCCTATGCCTGCCGGCTGTATCGCTGGACGGGGCGGGCGCAGGTGCGGCCGGTGGCGCGGGATCCTGCCAGTCGGCGCGGGGCAGCGGAGCGCGAGGTGCAGTCCCTGGCGGCGGCGTGGTTATCGCGGCGGTGGGCCTAAGGGCGGCGGGGCGGCGGCGGCGACATGGCCCTCTTCCTGGTGCAGGCGGCGTTCCCGGACAAGATGCAGGGGCTGTTCGAGGCCCATCGCTATAAAGTCATGCACGGAGGGCGCGGGTCGGGTAAGTCGTGGGCGGCGGCGCGAGCGTTGTTAATCACGGGGGCGCAGGCTCCGGACGGGCTGCGGGTGTTGTGCGGCCGTGAGGTGCAGCGGTCCATCAAGGAGTCGGTGCATCAACTGCTGAGCGATCAGATCCAGGCCCTTGGGCTAGGCGGGTTCTACCGCGTGCTGGATACCGAGATCCGCGGGCGCAACGGGACCAAGTTCGCCTTTGCCGGGCTGGCCTCGCATACCACGGAAAGCGTCAAGAGCTACGAGGGCTATGATCGGGCATGGGTTGAGGAGGCGCAGACGGTCTCCAAGCGGTCGTGGGACATTCTGACACCCACATTCCGCAAGGAGGGGTCGGAAATCTGGCTGACCATGAACCCGGATTTGATTACCGGGGAGTCCTATGTCCGCTTCGTGGCCCAACCGCCCCCGGGGACCTGGGTGCAGCAGGTCAACTATCACGACAATCCCTGGTTCAGCGAGGTGCTGGAGGCGGAGCGGGCGCACTGTGAGGCGACGCGGCCGCCGGCGGAGTACCGCAATATCTGGCTGGGCGAGCCGCTGCGGACGGCGGAGGGGGCCTATTACGCCGATCAGATCGTGCAGGCGCGGGCGGAGGGACGCATCAAGGCGGTGCCGTATCAGGCGGGGGTGCCGGTGGGGACGGCTTGGGACCTGGGGTACAACGATACGACGGCGGTGTGGTTTTTCCAGCATATCGCCGGGGAGACGCGGTTTATCCATGCCTACCAGAACGCGGGCGAGTCCCTGGAGCACTATGCCCGCTATCTGATGACGCGGGGCTGGCTGTTCGACCGGCACTATCTGCCGCATGACGCGGAGCACAAGTCGCTCCAGACGGGGAAAAGCACGGTGGAGCTGCTGGAGGCGCTGTTGCCGGGACATCGTTTCGAGATCGTGCCCCGGGTGGAGAATGTACTGACGGGCATCGAGGCGACGCGACTGCGGCTGATGGGGCCGGTGTACTTCGACCAGGTGGGCTGTCACGAGGGGCTGACGGCTCTGGAGCGGTATCGCAAGGAGTGGAGCGAGAAGCTCCAGGCGTTCAAGCCGACGCCGTTGCACGACCAGTATTCCAACTACGCCGATGCGCTGCGGCAGTGGGCGCAGGGCTGGCGGCCTGGCGGCGGCGCGATGGGAAAGCCACGGCGGGTTACGGGATGGCGGGGGGTATAAGCATGAGCGGGATATTAGCGGGTATTGTGCGGCGGGCCGGCCGTTCGGCACCGCCGCGGGAGAACGTGAACTGGTCCAGCGCGGCGGAGGTTAGCGACCGTGCGGCGGACGATGCGGTGTGGGAGCGCAAACGGGCGGACCTGGTCGCGGCGTTGCGGCGCAGCGAGGCGGAGGTGGCGTGCTTGCGCGCGCGGTTGGAGGCGCATTGGGAAGCGAA